TTTCATCTAATTTTACATTTTTTAGAAATATAAATAAATTACCCAACATTATTGTAGACATAATTTATGGCTATATACCGATATCGGAACTTATGTTTTTAACAAAGGACATATATATTGAAAATCATTATCTTGTTAGAGGCTACGTAAATAAAACAAAAATAGAAAAATACATACGAACTATGGTTGCGCAAGATAATTATTTTGTATTTAAACAATTGTTAGTCGAAAATAGTAAACGATGGTTAAATATGAAAAAATATTATCATAAAGAATGTATTTATATTAATTACCTGTATTTTTTAGAATGTTTTGCGATAGACAATAAATCAGTGATGTGTAAAAATATTATAAAATCCTTTTTTGAAGAACAAGGTTTGAGTAAAAATCAACATAAAAAGAACATTGTTAGATATATAAGATGGAAAGTTTGAATATAAATAATTTATTAAACCGCGAAGAGCATATAGACAAAATTAAAACCATATTAAAAGATTTCGAATCTAACAAAAACGATCCATTGATAAAACGGGGTCTATATATCCATGGCGTACCTGGCTCTGGAAAAACCACCTTTATTATGAATATTTTAAAAGAATTAGACTACGATATTATTAAATATGACGCTGGAGATATACGCAACAAATTGATTATAGACACGGTAACCAAACACAATATGGCGGATAGAAATGTGATTAGCATGTTTTATAAAAAAGTCAAACGCATAGCCATTATAATGGATGAGATTGATGGTATGAATAATGGTGACAAGGGTGGGATAAATTCGTTGATTAAAATAATAAGACCGAAAAAAACAAAGAAACAGCGATTAGAAGAAACCACTTTGAACCCCATAATATGTATTGGAAACTACCACATTGATAAAAAAATAAAGGAGTTGATGAAAGTGTGTCATGTGATTGAATTAAAATCACCGACAAATGTGCAAATGGGTGCATTAATTGGAAAACTTATTCCAGCGTTTCAGGATGAAGATATAAAAACAAATATTGTAAATTATATTCAGGGTGATTTGCGAAAATTATCCATGGTGTATAATTTAGCTAAAAATAACGACCACATATTAAGCGCAAATGTTATACAAAATATATTCTTGAAAAAATCATATAACGATGATACTAGACATATCACAAAAAAATTAATAAATGACAGTTATTCCATAGATGACCATATTACGATAATGAATGAAACTGATAGAACTATAGTTGGATTATTATGGCATGAAAATATAATAGATGTGTTGGGAAAGATGAAAAAAGAAGAGTCTATTCCGTTTTATTTAGATATGTTGGATAATATTTGTTTTGCGGATTATATAGACCGCATTACATTTCAGAAACAAATATGGCAGTTTAATGAGATGAGCTCGTTAATAAAAACATTTAAAAATAATAAACTGTATCACGACAAATTGTTAACTAAAAAGAAAGTAAAATACAATCCAGTCGAAGTTCGGTTTACCAAGGTACTAACAAAATATTCAACGGAATATAATAACTCTATATTTATTCAAAATTTGTGTCAAGAATTGGCTATGGATAAAAATGATATGTTCTCCTTTTTTTTAGATTTGAAAAACAAGTATACCGATAGCGAAATACTCTTGTTATTTGAAAATCATGATATAACTAAGTTAGACATAAACAGAATATATAGATATTTAGATAAATACATAAAGGAAAACGTAACAGAAACAGATGATGTGGAATCCGATGACGATATTGATGAATAAGTATTTGAATATACTTGGACAAAGTATAATCAAAAATATATAATTAGGCACATTATAAGTCAATCGCATAGTTTACGCTATCCCAGACACACGCTTAATCCAATTTTGCTTGACATTATGCGACACCGATGTATAATGATGTCGCTCATATTGTTCTGGCGAATCGTAATAAAGCATAAGAGGCTCCTTTCGCCCTTTATGTCCAGTAGAATCAACCACTTTAAAGAACAAGTCTTCGTCAGCTGTTCCAACAATACTATCATAATAAGCACCCGTAACAGCGTTTCTAATTCTGCTTCCATGCAACCCTGTGCCGAAATTTTCAATAGTCACGTAGTTATAATATTTCCCATCAGTCCAAACAGCATTAAATGGAAGTCTATATTTTTCATATAGTTTGCCAAATCTAGTCCCATCTGGTGGTTGCTTTGAATTGATATCAATACCCGCATCCAGGTTCACAGTTGTTTCTAACAAGTCTTCGTAATACATAGTCTACTATAATAATCGCAAATGTCTTTATATCCTTTTTATTATATTTGTTTTGATTTGAGTTCCTGTAATTCCTTTGTTAGTTCTTTAACTCTTTTAAGAAGTTCGGTTACTAACATTTTGTTATCAGATAGCTTTTTATTACATTCGTTTTGAAGTGCTAGCATATCCGCTTGTGTATACTTGGGTGTATTCATTACCATGTCTTGATGTTCTTTCATGCGTTTGGCTCGTTCTTCGTCTACTATTTTTATTTGTTTAAGTATTTCGGGTTTATTTTCGGGTCTACCTGGTTCATAGTTTTCCAAAAGAGTGTTCATATCGTGCACGTAAAATTGTTTTAGAATAGGGTCTTTAACAAAATCATCTACTGTGTAAGGCGATGGTGTAATCTTGGTTTGTTCTGGATGTTCCAACATTATTTCTTTATTTAATGAATTATGTTTATGAGAAAACACCAAAATGGATTGTAATGGGTTTAGTTGAATTAACGGGATGGTATATCCCTTTGTAAATGTCTGTTCTTCAGACATAGCCATAGTATCGTCATATTTGGTTTGATTAAGTAATTCTTTTTTGAATGCGAATGTTGCTGCAGTGGAATGGTAATCTTTATAAGGTCCGCATTGAAACACTTTATGCCTCGAATCGAAATACACATGCATTTCGGATGTGCCTGCGATTAAAAATCTTGGATTTGCTTGTAACATTTCTACTGCATGGGATACTCGTTCGGGTGGATAATAATCGTCATCATCCATATACACGATAATATCTCCTGCGCATTTGGTGTGCATTAAGTTACGTTTTTTACCTAACAGCATTTTCGTGTCATAATAAAAGTATTTAACTTGGGGAATATGTTTAACTAGGTCTTCAATAGGATCCGTTCCATCATCAATAATTATCCATTCCATTCTATCTTTAGGGTATGTTTGGTGTTCAAAACATTTAATCATAAATGGAATGAACGGGCGACGATTGAATGTTGGCGTGCACACACTAACAAATGGCAAGACATGTTTGTTTGCCTTGCGTTTATTATTTTTACCCATAATATAAATAAATTACTACTATTTATATTAGTTTATGTCATTATTATTATATTTTGCCCATATTGTGTTTATAAGGCGTTTCAGATGAAATTGGGTTGGTAGGTGGTTTGGGAACCATAACAGGTACATCGGTAGGCACGGGTGTTGGATTAACATAGGGTTTTTGTGCGGGCGCGTTAGGTACCGAAATCGGTACTGGCGTTATAGGCACGGATGTTAAAGGCATGGGTTCATTAGGTACCGAAATCGGAACATCTGTTGTACCCCCCACATTGATGGGTTTGGTTAATTCCCTAGGCTTATTATTTTTGACAATGTTTTTTATATTTTCGTCATCTATAGGTATTTGCGAACAAACATTGACTAATTTTGGATTTTTTGTCGCGATATCATTAATGTGTGCTTGTTTTATATTTTGATTAATTTTTAAACTAAATCCGTCATTGTTCGGCAATGGCATTTCATTGGCATATAATCCCATAAAATAGGCGAATAATACGGCAATAATTATGCCTATAATAGCGTTATTCCCTAAATATTTCATACCATTTGAGAACAAACTTATAGTAGCCAGAATAAAAAAGAAATATTTTTTATAGGCGATGGTATCTGTTATGAAATCCATGACATTTTCATTTTTGGCACTATTTTTTTGCTTGTAGGTAGCCAACAATGGCGCAATTAAGCCATATATAGTAAAAAATGGCGGAACAATAAATGCGGATAATGAGCCTATAGGAACCCATAAAAAGAAAAATAATATTAATTTAATAAATCGAATAAACCCAATTTGGTCCATTTTTTCCCATTCTTTGTCATCATTGGATGATACAGCACGAAATAATTGTGGTATGTTCATTATATGATAAAAAATACTGATGCATATGTTAAAAAAGTATAATCCTAACCACAAAAATATTCCAAAAAATCCATATAAAACCATAATAACCGATTCGGGAAGATAACTTAAATAAAAGAAGACTGTGTTAATTGCTAAAAAATTTTTAGCAACAATGTTGTCATATACAAATGAAAAATAAAGGGGTAAGTTCGCAAATAACCCATTAGTGGGTACAGCTGATTTTTTCAAGGAACATAAGAAATTGTTATTAAAACTGTCTAAATATTCTTTAGAATTAAATACCACCTTTTGTGATAAAGTTTCGGCATTTTCAGAAAACATAGATGGTCTCATAATATTTATATCAATAGGTATAGGTTTGACTTCACGGTCAAACATGCAATACGGTGCATAATCTACATTGTCGGGCAATATATTGGATTGCGCAACCTTAGTGGTGTATAGTCCGAACCCACCAATAACAAATATGACTATACCTATGGTAAAAATAATACTTAATAGATAATTCGTTATGAAGCCTTTAAAATCTGGTGATTTCGTGGTTGTTCCAGTTTCTTCTGCTTTTTTTTCATCAATAATGTTGTTAGACGACATATGTTATAATAAATATATATTAAATTATTGCACTTTAAGAATATTACAATTAAGAATATATTTATGTCGCATACATTAATCCCACATTACCGCCAATAAAATTAACTACATTAATTCGCTCTTCGAACAAATGTAAATCAAAATTGTAATCATAAATTCGCCAGGTTGGCTTATTTACGCCTATAACTGTACCTGTTTCGGGGTCACATATGTTTAAACTTTGCGCAAGTGGATCCAAAGGCGGAATAATAGTAGTAAACTCTAATTCTATTTGATTAAATCTGCTCATATTTATTGCGCCTGATGGTTGCATATCTGAATTATTAGAATTAATGCTAAAATTATAACAATATAACCCTGGGGGCGCACATCCTGTTGTTCGTACATATTTTTCTATAAAATCGTATACGCCAGCGGGTTGAATGTTTTCTCTATAAGACCCGTCCAACAAAATCCCCATCGCCACAAGTATTAACTTGTCATTTTGTGGATTATATGGCTGATTTATAAGCATGCCTGTTAATGTGCCGTCTGGATTAACTCCGGGACCAATTTCCACAGGTGTTAAAACCCCATTGATACTTCTATAAACCGTATACGTTCCTGATGTTGGTGCCTGCATGACATTTACTGGTAAGTAACTGTACGGCCAGTTTGTGTAATTCGACCACTCGTTTCTTAAATTGGCGTCACTTCGTTGAAAATAGAATAACCAATTTGAAACCAATCCTAACGACTCCAATTCTATCTTATTTGGTCCAGTCACGTTATGAAATATTTTTTCGTTGACTTGTTTGATTAAATATTTTTGCTCTTGCAATGCAAATATGCGTTCTTCATCTTCAGATAAAAAGCAATATGTACAGTTTAAATGAACATCCGCGTTCCATAAAGTTCTTGTGTCTGAATAGGAATTGATTTCCATATACACGTCGGGGGGTGGCTGTAAAAACCGATAAAATTGCATATACCATGAATTAAAATTGGGTGATATGTAAGGATAATTATTAGTCGCATCAATCACGTCGCGAATTACGCATATTTGGTTTATAGGTTTAAATGTAATGTTTATGTGTAATTCATTATATTGAAGGGATGTTAAT